CATCGACGCCTCGCTGCTCATCGACGCCTTGTGTGCTAGCGGTTTGCTAGAAAAAAACCGGCGCGGATATGTCGTCCACGACTTTCTCGAATACAACCCAAGCAAGGCCCAACTCAAGGAACTCCGTGAAAAGAAAGCAAAGGCAGGTCAAGCAGGTGGCATAGCAAAAGCTATGGCAGATGCTAAAGCACGTGCTACCCCCTCTGGTATGCCCCCCTCCCCTCCCAATCCCATAAAGAAGATTCTCGAAGAGAACCTAGATAGGAACGCGCCGCCGCCCGCCGCATTGGATGCGGCGGCGGCGCTCGAGCAGCATGAGGCGAAGAAGCGCGCCGCGCTCAATCTCTTGCGCACGGCAGGACTGCAGCCGCCGTCGTGAGCGACACCTGTATCCTGGCCGTGAGCTTCCGCCTGCCCGCCGCTCCGCACGTGTGGTACACGTATGCCGACCTCGCGCGGCTCTGGGGGCGCAAGGAGCAGACCGTGCGCAAGTGGGCCATGCGGGCGCGCCGCGAAGGGCGAGCGCCGCATCCGGACCAAGTCATGACCCACCGAGTCAATGCCGCGCGCCGCTATCGGCTCATCCGACAGGATTACGCGGCCCTGCTGGAGCGCGTGTTTTTTTTCCGCCCCTGAGTGTTGATCGCTCGCTGTTGACGCCTGCCTGTTGACGCCTCGCTCTTGACGCTGTTGCCGGCGCGCGCTACGTGTGCGTCGTGTATGGCGTCCTCTCCGCGAGCGCTCGTGCCGACGCGCGAAGAAATGCTCGACCCGATCGGGACTCGCTGGAAACGCATGCGCGTGCGCGCAACGGAAAATCTCGAGACGTGGCTGCATTCACGGAATGACGCGAAAGCGCAATGGGCCACCGAGCAGGTTCTGAAGCGCACGGACCCGGTGCCGAAGGACAGCGTGCAGATCACGACGCAGGGGCCGACGCTGATCGTGTGGGACCTGAGCGCGACGCCGACGCCGCCGCGCAGCCTGTCCGATTTCGACCCAACGGCGCCCAGCGCTATCTCCTCGACCGGCTCGCCCGGAAACGGTTTTCCGTCCTGGTCTGCCACCGAGGACTCGGCAAGACCACCCTCGCCGTGAATCTCCTCGTCAAGGCCGCGACCGAGAAGCCGCAGGGCGAGTACGCCTACATGGCGCCGTTCTACAAGCAGGCGAAGGCCGCGAGCTGGAAGACGCTCAAGCTCGCCGTGCCTGCGCCGCCCGTGCGGGTGAACGAGAGCGAGTTGCGCGCGGACTTTCCGAACGGCGCGTTCGTCAAGCTCCTCGGCGCCGACGACTACGATGCGCTCCGCGGCATGCATCTGGACGGCGTGGTGCTCGACGAGTACGCGCAGATGGACCCGGCGGCGTGGGATCAGGTCGTGCGCCCCGCCCTCGCGGCCAAGCGCGGCTTCGCGCTCTTCATCGGCACCCCGAAGGGGCGCAACCACTTCCACACGCTGTACCACGCGCGCCACCGCGATCCGGAGTGGTACTGCACGACGTATCGCTTCTCGGACAGCGGCGTGATCGGCAATCTCGAGGGCGAGGCGGCGCACGCCGAGGTGGAGTTGGCGCGCACGCAGATCGGCCCCGACGAGTTCGCGCAGGAGTACGAGTGCTCGTGGGAAGCCGCGCTCAAGGGCGCCTACTTCGCCCGGCAGCTCGAAGCGGCGCGCGCCGAGGGGCGCANCAAGAGCGTGTCGTGGGAGCCCGCGGTGCCCGTCAACACGTTCTGGGACCTCGGGTGGAGCGATGCCACGGCGATCATCTTCGTGCAGCAGCTCGGGCGCGAGTTGCACGTGATCGACTACGTGGAGTCCTCGCTCGAGGGCATCGAGTACTACGTGCGCGAACTGGCGCGCCGGCCGTACCTCTACGGGCGCCATCACCTGCCGCACGACGCAGGCCACGCGCAGCAAGCGGCCGAGGGGCGCACGCTCGCGCAGCAGGCGCAGCAGCTCGGCTTGCGCCCCGTGACCGTGCTCGGGCAGGCCGACGTGCTGGCCTCGATCGCCCAGGCGCGCCGCCTCTTCGCCCGCTGCTGGTTCGACGAGACGAAGTGCGCGCGCCTGATCGACGCGCTCGCGCAGTACCGCCAGGAGTGGGACGACAAGCGCCAGGACTGGAAGGACAAGCCCCTCCACGACTGGGCCTCGCACGGCGCCGACGCCTTCCGCTACCTCGCGATCACGGTGCGCGACGAGCAGCCCTCACGCACTGCGGCGTGGGCGATGCAAGACGGCGTGAGCCGGCCGCGTCCGAAGCCCGCGAAGACGAGCTTCGACGTGTACGAACACCTGCACGGGAGGCGCTGAACATGAACACGCGATGGCCAAGNGGCAATCCGCCGCAGGCATATCTCCGCTGGTTGCAGAATCAACCCGAGTGGATTCTCGACCGTGATTATGATTCGGTGAGGATCTTCTACGGCGCTGTGCTCGCCGAGGATCATGCTGATGCCATCCGTCAGTGAGCGCCAGCGCCGCTTCATGATGGCCGAGATGACGAGGGCGAAGCACGGCAAACGCACGAAGACGGGGATGAGCATGGCGCAGCTCGCGGACTACACGCACGTCCAGACACCGCGCAAGGGCGCGATCCTGCGGGGGGAGCGATGAGCCGACTGATCGTCCTGCTGCTGCTGCTCGCGGCGCCCGCGGGGGCGCAGATCGCCACGCCGGGCGTCCCGACGTCGAGCGAGGAGAGCTTGACCGTGAGCACCACGGCGCTGGGGGTCACCGCGGACCTCTGCGGCGACGGCAACCGAGATGGCGCGCTGTTCTACGTTGTGGATAACGGCGTCTACCTGAGCCTGCACTCGCCGACGGCGACGCCTGACAGCAACGACTTCGCGCTCAACGCGGGCGACTTCGCCTATGTGCGCCCCGCCAGCAAGGCGCGCTTCATCCGCCAGAGCGCGGACACCAACGTGAAAGTGCAATGCGTGAGCCAGTGAAGCGCCTCACGCTCGCGCTGCTCGCGGTCGTGCTGCTCGGGCTCGCGCTGACGCCCGCCTCGACGTTCAGCGACGTGGCGATCTGGGCGCGGGCGAGTCTGCCGAAGCTGACGATCACGCAAGGTCCACTCCTCCTCCCTAACGGCTCGAAGGCGGCGCCGAGTCTGGCGTTCACGAACTTTCCCACGACAGGATTGTTCAAGTCCGCGGCGGGAGCTGGGAATACGAGTTATAGCGCGGGCGGGAGCGATGTGCTGGAGCTTAACTCGTCCGGGTTGGTCCTGGTCGCTGCGGGGCAACTGCTCTGGGGTAACGCGGCATCCATTGCGTCGATCGGTTCATACGACGTTCGCCTCTCCCGCCATGCCGTCGGCCACGCGAAGGTCACGACAGACGGGACGACGCTGGGGACGTGGAGCACCGGCACGCTCTACGCCGAGGCCGGCAAGGTCACGGCGGGCTCCGGCACAGGGGTCACGGTCAACGAGACCGCGAACGTCCGCTCGGTGATCTACAAGGTCACCGTGCTGCGCACCAACTGCGTCGCCGCCGCGACGACATGCGATCTCACCATCGCTACGCTCCCGGCCAAAACGTTCCTCAAGGCCGTCATCGCGGACCTCACGACGACCTACGCCTGCACCGCCGTCTGCACGACCGCGACGCTCTCGGGCACGCTCGGGACGACGGCGGGCGGGACCGAGTTGCTCGCCTCGATGGACCTCGACGCCGCGACCGCGCAGTTCGGCGATGCGGACGCGGAGCTCGGCGCGAGCCTGAACGCCGCCGCGCGCACCGCGAACGGCGCGCTGTTCAACGGCGTGCTGATGTCCTGGGCCTCGACGACGACCGTGACGTACCGGATCACGAGCGGTACGGGCAACCTCGGGGACGGCGCGGCGACGAATCTGAGCCAGGGCACGATGGTCTTTTATTTGGTCACGGAGGTTTTTCCATGAGAACGCTGATGGTGTTCGCGGGCCTGCTGCTGGCCACCGCGCCCGCGTGGGCCGGCTCCTACACCGTCACGACGAGCGCGGCCCAGGACCGCGCGCTCGCGGCTCGGGCGCAGCATGCGGGCGTCACCGTGGACGAGCTGGTGCGCGCCCACGTGCTCAACGGCCTCGTGAATCCCACCCTCGCCGAGCAGCAGCAGGCGCGGGAGCGCGTGTACCGCGAGGCGCTCGACGCGCTGGCGCCCGCCGCCCGCGCGCGCGTCCTGCAAGACCTCGGGGTGCGCGAATGATCGACCTCACGCTGCTCGGGCTCCTGCTCCTCCCGGTCGTCGCCTTCGGGGGCCGCGTGCCGTCACCGCCTCCCCCGTCTCCGCCTCCGCCCTCGAAGTCCGACCGCGAGATCCAGGAGGAGAAGGCGCGGGCCGGGCTCGCGATCCGGCGCCGCCGCGGGCGCTCGTCGCAAATCCTCGCAGGGGAGCGTCGCCTCCTGACGCCGACCGCGGGCGGGGCCGGCCCGCAGGGCGCGGAGACGCTGGGGGCGTAGCATGGCGCAGCAGGACACGGCGATCCGCCTGCTCAAGCGCTGGGACGAGCTGTGGGGCCAGCAGGCCACGGCCCGCACGGTCTGGCAGGACATCGCCGACTACGTGATCCCCTACAAGAGCAACATCCTGGTCCAGCGCGCCGAGGGCGAGAAGCAGACGGCGAAGCTCTACGACGCCACGGCGCCGCACAGCGCGATCCTGCTCGCGGCCTCGATTCATGCCTCGATGACGCCCGCGACGCAGCCGTGGCTGTCGTTGAAGATGCGGCAAGCGGAGTTGAACGACCTCAAGCCCGTGCAGGACTGGCTCGAGGATTGCGCGCGCCGCATCCACGCGGCGCTGCGGCAGAGCGAGTTCAACCAGAGCGTGCACGAGATGTACCTCGATCTGGTGGCGTTCGGCACGGGCGCGCTCCTCGTGGAAGAGAAGGACGTGCCGCGGTCAGGGGGCTTCGGCGGCTTCCGGTTCCTCGTCCCGGCCTGCGGCACCTACGTGATCAGCGAGGATGCCGACCACCGCGTCGATACGCTGTTCCGCAAGTTCAGCCTGCCGCTGCGGAGCGTGTACGCGAAGTGGAAGGAGGCGATCGGCGAGGAGCTCGTGCGCCGCCTCGCGACGCAGCCGGAGCGCCCCGTCGAGCTGCTGCATGCCGTGTATCCGCGTGCCGAGCGCATCTACGATGACCGCACGGGCCAGGCCAAGCGCGGCGCCAGGAACATGGCGTGGGCCTCGTGCTACGTCGTCGCGGAGACCAAGCGCAAGGTCGAGGAGAGCGGGTACGAGGAGTTCTCCTATATGGCACCACGCTGGACCAAGTCGAGCGGCGAGACCTACGGGCGCGGCCCGTCGCACACGGCGCTGCCCGACGTCGCCTCCCTGAACGCGGCGAAGGAGATCGTGCTGAAGGCCGCCCCGCTCGCGATGATCCCGCCGACTTACGAGCGCGATGACAGCGTGGTCGGCGACCTCGACCTCACGGCCGGCGGGCGCAACGTCATCAACGCCGCGGGCTCGATTCCCGACTCGTTCGGCTTCATCAACACGGGGCAAAAAGTTGACCTGACGCAGCTGACGCTCAGCGAGCTGCGCCAGGCGATCCGCGCCATCTACTTCACCGACCAGCTGATCCTGCACGAGAAGCCCGACATGACGGCGACCGAGGTGCTGGCGCTCCAGGAGCAGATGCAGCGCCTGCTGGGCCCCACCACGGGGCGCCTGGAGTCGGAGTTCCTGAACCCGCTGGTGCAGCGCTGCTTCGCCCTGATGGCGCGCGCGGGCGCGCTCCTGCCGCTGCCCGACGAGCTCCGCGAGCTGGGCGACACGGCCGACATCGACATCGAGTACGAGGGGCCGCTGGCCCGGGCGCAGCGCACCATCGAGCTGGCGGCGCAGGACCGGGTGGTGGCTCTGGTGCTCACCATCGCCGAGGGCAAGGCCAAGGTGCCGGCGGACGAGTGGGACCTGCTCGACACGGACAAGATGATTCGCGCGCGCGCCGAGATCACGGGCCTGCCGAGCGACCAGCTCAAGAGCGACGAGGTGATCGCGCAGACGCGGGCGCAGCGCCAGGAGCGCGCCGACAATCTGCAGAAGTTCGACGTCATGGAGCGCGCGGCGACGGCGGCCGGCCGCGCCACGCCGTTCCTGAAGGAGCTGGCGCCGGGGCCCGAGGCAACGAACGGGAGCGCGCGATGAGCTTGGTGGAACGACGCGCAGTGTTTGTCTATGAAGCTGCGCGTCTTGCGGCGCAAGCCGCTGGCGCGCCGATCGTGCCGAGTGCATGGTCAGAGCGCGAAGATGACTTCCGCAAGCAATTCCTGGGCGTGATAGACAGGCAGTGCGGCGAGCGGAGATCAACGTCGCCCGAAGAGTTACATGGCTCGTGGATGCAGGCGTATCTCGCAAATGGATGGACCTACGGTGAGGTCTACGATCGCGAACAGCGCCACCATCCCGATCTCGTTCCATACGCCCAGCTCGGGCAATTGGAGCGCGACAAGGATGCTGTGTTCGTCGCGTTGTGCGAGATCGCTCGCCAATGGATCTACGACGCATGAGTCTGACCCCCGCCCAGCGCACCACCGCCGACGCCTACGCGCACGTGTTCGCGCCGTCGCGCGATACGACGCTCGTACTGGATGACCTGAAGGTCGCTGCGGCGGCCATGCCCGATCCGCTGGCGCGCGCGGGCGCGACGAACCTGCTGCTCCACATCCTGCTCAAGAGCAGCGCGCTGCGGCGCGCGAAGGCGAAAGAGGAGAAGTGATGGCGGATCCTGTCCCCGTCCTGCCGGTCGATCCCGCGCCGCCGCCTTCGGACTGGCGCACCGGGCTCACGGGCGACCTCGCGCCGCTGGCGCAGGAGAAGTCGCTGGAGAGCTTCAAAGGTGCCGACTGGACCGAGGTCGGCCCCCAGCTCGCCAAGGCGTTCGTCGAGACCAAGAAGCTCGTGGGGACCAAGCCGAGCGGGCTCCTGGAGCCTGGCGAGAAGGCCACGCCCGAGGAGCGCACCGCGTATCAGACGGAGCTCCGCAAGCGTCTCGGCGTCCCCGACGCGCCGACGCAGTACCAGGTCAAGCGCCCCGAGGCGGCGATCGACAGCGGCTGGGATGCGGCGGTGGAGGCGCAGTTCCTCTCGGCGATGCATGCGGCCGGCGCGCCGCCCGCGGTCGTGCAGGCGGCGATCGACTTCTACGGCGGGCTCGAGCGCACGCGCCTGAGCGCGGCGACCCAGGAGGCGAAGGCCGTCGAGGTCAAGCTCCGCACGGAGTGGGGCCCGAACTACGACGCGATGGTCGGGCGCGCCAACCGCGCGATCACGGAGTTCGGCGGCGCGGATCTCGAGGAGGCGCTGACGAACCCGGCGAGCGCGCTCTACGCCGCGAGCCGGCACCCGGCGATGGTGCGCGCCTGGGCGCAGGTCGGCACGGCGCTCGTCGAGCACGGCGCGATGTCGGGCGAGGGCTACCAGACGCTCAGCCGCGAGGCGGCGACGGAGCGCGCCAACGAGATCAGGAAGCAGTTGCAGGAGATGCCCGAGGGCGATCCCCGGCGCATGGCGCTGGTGGACGAGATCATCGCGGTGACGCGCGCCAGCGCGCGCTGAGGGGAGACAGCATGGAACTGACACGCTGGGGCATGAAGGTCGAGAAGATCGACGGCACGTGTGTGCGCCTAGAGCCCCTGACCGCGCAAGGCTCCGAGAGCCGCGGGGGCGCGGGCATCGGCACGGGCATCGACGCCATGATCGTGGAGACGAGCGAGACGACCCCCGCCAGCGACTTCTGGGGCACGGCGGCGACCTGCATCTTCTTCGACGTGATCATCCGGAGGCGCAGCTGATGGGCCAGCGCCAGAAGACGCAGACGGTGGCGCCCTCGCAGTACCAGTACGCCGGCAAGGATGAGTGCGAGGAGCAGGAAGACCAGCACGTCTTCCGGCCGAAGGCGTGGCCGCCCAAGCGCCACGCGAACACGGTCGAGGAGCCGAGCGTCAGCGGGCGGTGCGAGCTCTGCGGCTGCCACCTGGTCGTCTACCAGGGGCACGCCACGGGCGAGCTGCCCGGCATCAAGGTGGTGCTCGGGTGATGACACTCGACGAGCTGCGCGCGCTTCCGGAGGCTCCTCTCTTCTGGATCGGGATGACACCGCTGAAGACGCGCACGGACCCCATCGCCTTCCCTGATGCGGAAGGTGTCTGGTGGCGTCCTGTTCTGGGTCCGGACGGGACACTGTGCCGCGAGCGACTGTAGCGGTCGTGACGTAGCAGCACAATTGCGGGATTAGCCGCGAGGCCCCCGCGACGCCCCGGACAGACGGGGCGAGGGAACGGCGCGACAAGGCCGTGAGGCGAGCCGGGGAGTGTCCCCGACTACTCGCCGCTTGGTGAGGCAGTCCGAGCACTGAGTGGGAGAGCGCTTCAATGGCCACGAACGTTGACATCAGCTTCGTGCCTGCCCTGCAGGACACGATCGTCAGCCTGATGGCGGAGGACCCGGAGATGATCCGGTCCACCGTCCGCGTGCGGACGATCACCGGCAAGACCGACAAGTGGGAGCGCCTGGGCGGCGTGGAGCTCACGAACGTCACCAGCCGCCACAATCCGACGCCCCACACCCCGATGACGCACTCGGCGCGGCTCGCCATCATGGCGGACTACGCCGGCAGCGAGCTGCTCGACACGCTCGACACCGCCAAGATGATGGTCGATCCGAAGAACGAGTACACCCAGAACCTCGCGCGCGCCTGGCGCGTGCGCGTGGCGCGGACCATCGTCAACGCCATCGACGGCAACGCCGTCAGCGTGGACGCCTCGGACGCGCGGACCAACGTGGCGCTGCCCGCCTCGCAGCAGATCGCCAACGGCGGCACCGGCTTCACGATGGCGAAGTGGCGCCAGGCCAACCGGATTCTGGACAACGCGGGCGTGCCGCGCCAGGACCGGGCGCTGCTCATCTCCGCCTNTGCCATCNAAGACCTGATGGCAGACGCGCAGGTCACCAGCCGCGACTACTCCAACCTCGCGGCGATCCAGCAGGGCACCATCGGGCAGGGCGCGACCTTCATGGGCGCGCGCGTCATCATGATCTCCGACGCGATCCCCGACGAGAACGCCGTCCTCACGGGCGGCACGATCACGCCGGTGCTGCCGAAGACCGGCAACATTCGCAGCAACTACCTGTACCACAAGAGCGCCGTGGGCCTGTCGTTCGCGCTCGAGCNGAACGTGCGGGTCAGCGAGCGCGACGATCTGAGCTATTCCTGGCAGACCTACCTCGAGACCTCGCTCGGCGCCGCGCGCATCCTGGATGCCGGCGTGGTCGAGATCGACATCGACGAGAGCGTGTAAGGGAGGCGAGCAGACATGGCAGAGAATCCCAGCTACAACAGCAGCCACCCGAAGTGGCGCGGCACCGAGCTCGCCGACCTCGACTGCGGCTATGGCATCAAGGCCGTGGCGGCGCGCTCGCCGTTCAAGACCGGCAGCTTCATCGCGGCGACCGGCCGCGTGCTCGGCGTGGGGGAGTGCGTCAGCCTCATCCGCGTCCGGGCCGGGACCCAGATCCTCGGCGGCGAGCTCTACTGGGAGCGGACCGCGGCGGGCACCTGCGTGCCCACGACCGTCCTGGCGGTGGGCGACCCCTACTGCTGCGCGCGGCTCATCGGGCCGGTCAACACGCTGTACCAGAAGGGCATCATGCTCGCGGCCCTGCAGCAGCAGTGGGCGTTCGACTGCTCGAAGATCCAGAAGCACGGCACGACGGGCGACGGGTGCGGCGTGGGCTACACGTACACCTGCGACACGGACATCGTGCTGACGAACCTCTACAACGACGGCAACGCCTATTCCCAGGGCGGGGCGCCCGGCGCGTACACCGCGGGCACCAAGGAGGGCGCGGCGCTGACCAGCGGCAAGTTCACGCTCGTGCTGCACGTGCGCGAGCCGTAACCCCTGACGGCGAGGGCGCGGTCCTCACGGGCCGCGTCCTCGCCACGGAGGCCCGATGCGCGGGCT